TCTTCTTGCTTTTCTTCTTCTCTTATTTCTAGTATTGTATCAAGTTTTGAACGAAGTCGTATGATATCATTATCTAACATTCTTATTCTATCAATAAGTGCGACAAGTGTTCCCATTTGACTATCTAATTTTTCTATGATTTTTTCTGTAACGAATGTGTATATAAAGTAAATAAAATAACCCATGGCTATTGCAGCTACTGTTGCAAACCCATATTGGTTTAACATTTCAATAATAGGTGATGTAACCTCTACCTCAACCATTAATCTTTTCTCGCATCTTCTTTACCATCTGCTCTTGACATTCTATCAAGGTCTGGTTTTAAATTAAGTGCGTGTGATATTAATAAATCCAATTTAATCATATCATGATTCATGGTTTTAACACGGTTATCTAATTGGGATATTATCATGGTTAAAGTAGATACCTGACCTACAACACCACTTAAAATATATTTGAGAATAATGTATATGAATACACCCATCGTGGCGGCAGCTGCAACAGGTAAACCAAATTGTGTTAATATTTCAAAGAATAAATCCATATTTACATGCTTCTAAAAAGTTTGGTTTGTATTTTATTTTCTAAAGCTAGAAACCAAATACCTTCTTTTATTTTTTTTCTTGAATTATATATATTCGAGAAATTGGCAGAGATATAATGTTGTTCTAAAACATCAAGTGGATAATAATTATGATAATGATACTCTATAAATGTTTGAATTTTCTCTTGCCAATTTTTAAAATATATTTTTAAATTACTGGCATTACTGAACCATGCTTTATCATCAACTCTTGACCCTAATAAAGATGAATGTATTGAATAATTTGTAAGAATTAAACGTTTATTTTCATTTGATTCAAATCCGAAACCTAAAACCCTTTTTGAATTCCAAGTTTTTTGTTCATCTAAAAATTCATGGAAAGCATTTTCAAACATTGTTACATAAGATTTGCCAACAGAATTTATACGATACTCACTTTTTCTATCAAAACAAAGGTCGGTTCTTAAAAGAAAAACAATATCATATCTATCATCTATAGATTCAACAGCAATTGCTTTACTTATTGTTTGTGCAAACTTTGCCATAAATAATTTTTTATCTATAAAATCCTTGCATTTTTCCCAAACATCTTCAGCAATTTTATAATCATAAAAATTACATTTTGTTTTTACAATTCTATTTTCAACTATTTGTTTATACGTTTTTTCATTAACGTCTTTTAATTCATAATTCCCAGATACCCTATCATCTTCATCAATTCTGGTTCTATGATATTCATTATATTTGTTCCAAAGATGATATTCCATTTCTATATCAAAGAAATTTCTTAAGGATAAAACTATATTGTCGTGGTGTAAAATAGATTCTTCAATAAATCTAGGTTGACCAAAATAAAGAAATAATACTTTTAATCTTCTTTCCATATTTTCAATACCAAATCACCTTCACCTTTTATTAATCTATGATAAGTCATTTTTGGTATATCAAAGAGTTTGCCAGGTATTAATTCAAAGGGCATATTATCGTCAAATTGAAACTGCCAATTTCCACCAGTTTCAATAACGGCAACTTCTCTGTTTTCTCTATCACGGTGCCATACCAATTCATTATCATTTATATATGACTTGAAAATTCTTATACCATTTTCTAAGTCAACATAAGGTTTTGTTTCTACCAAAAGAAATTTCCTCCGCCTGATAGACCTAATTGTTTTGCATATCTTGGCATATTACATGCCCACCAGCCAGGTTTTGTTTTATCTTTTTTCTGATCACAATTATGTCTGGCAGCAAAACTTTTTCTTGCTCCTACATCATTTAATTTTACCTTAAGTCCAGTTGTATCACCCCATTGAACCTTTTTTACATTTCCAGTTTTAGGGTCCTTTACATAAACATAGAATTTTTTGGTGCCACCTCTTTTAGGTTTATTTAATTCAACCTCTTCGCCATCGTATTCGGCCTCATTAATCATAGGTGAATCCAAAGGAACCATTTGACCTTTATATTCTGCAAATTCTCCTATGTCTGTATTTTCAATTAAATGTCTGTCCGTTCCTGTAAGTTCTATTTTACCTTCATTATGTAAATATCTTACCTCACGGAATAAACTGTAATACTTTGATGAACCTACTCTAAATAATTCACCAAGTGTAATACCATTGTCTATATGATATTGTATTGCAGCACTTTCGTAATGTGATTTAAATTTCAGCATTATTTAACCTTCATTATTGCCTTTTTAATATCTGCCATTGTAGTATTATCATTTACTGTCATTACAAGTGAATCACCTAAAACCAAATCATCTCCATCCATAAATAAAACTCTATCAAATTTAGGTCTTTTGTTTATAAATGATTTTACCTTGTTATCCTTTGTAAGTGTTTTTACAATTGTTTCAACTGGATTTTTTTCTTTACTAAAATCCTTTACCTTACTTCTATCAGAATAACTGGCTTCTAATAAATCCTTTGCTCTTCTTCGTAAATTTTGTAATGTTTCCATACGAGGTTTTTTGGATTCCATTTCATCTTCGTCATCTTTTTTTTCAGCTTCAAGGTAATCTCTTACCGAACGAATATAATCAGTTGCCTTAGTTACTTTTGATTGTACCCACTCTGGTAAGTTCTCGTTATCTTGAACCATAACCATAAGTTTATCTATGGCCGAATTAATTTGACGAAGTTGATTTTTCATCATATCACCTTCCATGTCATATTCGTTAGGGTCTTTTGCCTCATTTTTTGCCATTTTAGTAGCTGTAGCCATTTTTACTGACATCCATCTATCTCCATATCTTTTTTTAAAATCAGCATCAGGTAATTCCTTTGCAATTTCTTCTCTTCGTTTGAGTTCTCTTTTTGTTAATTCTCTCTCTATCATTTATTAGCCCTTAATGATTTTATTCGTTCTTTTTCTGCCTTTTTAATTTTAGGTAAAAGTTTTCTTGCAATCTTCGGTAGTGCACCTGCTCTTTTTTGTACCATTTTATCTATCATTATTTTTTGTTGAGGAGATAAATCTGCATAACTTTCTCCTCTTTTACCAGCAATTTTCTTACGAAGTATATTTTTTGCCGCCTTCATTGACCTTTTTTGTAATTGGTCTGCACCAGCAATTCTTCTCATTTTTCTTTTTCTTGCAATTGCAATTCTTTTTGCAAGTCTTTTCATAAGCCTACCGCGGGCTTTTCGTTGTTGTATTGTTAAAACCTCATTCACTTCTTGACCTGGAGTCATTTTTTTCATTAGTTTTACAGATTCAGGAGACCCATAATCATATTTGTAATTTTCACCAATAGGTACAGGGTCCATGCCATATTTTACTCTATATGCATTTAATTGAGCAATTAATTTCTTTTGCTCTGGTGAATCAGGTTTGGCATCAAATGCTTTACGCATCATATCCAACATTAATGGTTCACTAAAATTTTCCCTTATCTGTTGTAAGGTTCTCATTTATTATCCTCTAACCTTTGCTGCTAAATCTTTATCTGCCTTACCCCATGTACCAGGAGATTTTGTGACAAATGAATTAACCCTGGCCAATGCCCATTGTTGTGGAGTAGTACCAGGTCTATGACCTGTTCGCCATGCAGCAACACCTCTGTCATATACCTTTCGTAATATACCAAGTGGCATTCCAGATTTTTCAGCTTTTTTCTTTAAAGCTGCATCTGCTTTTTCATCTAAATATTGACTAAATTTTATCATCGGTATTTCTTTCCAAATGGATCGAGCATGATAGAACCTTTTCCAAGTTTACGAGTTACATACTTACCTTGTACTTTAGGATTCCAATCAACCTCTTTTTGTTTATCTTTTGTTTGAGGATAGCTACTACTATAACCTCTTGCTATTTTATTTTTACGAATTTCCTTTACGGTTTTCATTACATTAATCTCTTTACTGCATCAATGTGTATCTGATGATATGTATGTCCTGGTAGACCAGCTGCTGATATTTTCTGTTTTGCATCATTAACAGCATCCATCATCATTTTCATTTCTGTTTCAGAGGCTGAACCTTTGGCGATTAACCTCTTTTCAATACCTAGATATTTGTCAACTGCAACTACAGCATCATGAAAACCTTCCTTATCACCCATACCGGCTTTTTGATTATCATCAAATGCTTTTAGTGCTGATGGACACATATCAAAGTGTTTTGTTAATTGGCCATGATGAACCAATTGTTTACCTTGTACCTCTTCCTCTAAACCTTTATAATAATCTTTAGGTAATTTCATACCTTTAAAATATTTTGTATCTAATTTCCAACCTTTTTTTAAAAATGGTTTAGCATCAGCCTTTTTTAAAGTTTTACCATTAGGACCTTTTTCAATCCTGACCATACCACCTTTAATTTGTTGTAGCCTCATATGCGTTCCAATGTCCATTTTACCTGGGTGAGGTTTACCATATACATATTCTCGTATCTGTTTAAATTTTTTCATTAGTTTGTTGCCCTATTTTTAGTATTTGCATCCCTGGTACGAGCCATATCTCTCATTCTATCAAATCGTACTTTATCTCTAGCCTTTTCAGCATCAATTCTTGCCTTTGTTTGTTTCATAGCTTCACCTTCACCAAACATTTTTTTAAATTTACGAGTGTGTATGCTTGGTTTAGTTTTTGCATCAGCATCACCAGGTGCTGGTTTATATGCTGCTGGATTATCATCATCCATTTTGGACTGTCGTTTAAATTGTCTGTCCCTTGCAATTTTAGTTGCTTTTGATTTAATTCCCTTATGATAACCTGCAGGTTGCGAACCAGGTCTATCACCGATGTCAGGGTCTTCTCGACCTTTTTTAACCTTTTCATCTATTTCGTAATTTTTAAATCTTTTAGGCATTGTTTGTTCCATTTTTTGAATTGAATTTAACCATTTTCTATGTGTTTTCTCCTCAATATCCTCTACTATAACATGATTTGCGCCTAGGTATTTGATTGTATATTGTTCTTGTGTATTTTTATCCTCTACCAAATCCCCTGGTTGAAATAAATCACCTGCAACATATTGTTCTCTTTCCTCACTTACTGGTTCAAATTGTATAGTATTTGTAAAATCTTTTTGTTCCTTAAGACCCATACCTTTTCGTACATCATTAAATAATTTTTTAGCCTCTGGATTAGATACACCCTTTGGTAAACCTTGTGAAAATGATGTATAATCATTATCCGACGCAGCTGCTCTCATTTTAGATGCACTCATTCCTGAAGCACCTTCAGCATCTGGATCTCTATCACCAGCACTTGTTACATTAATTGAATTAAAATTATAAAAACCGTGTTTACCTTTTTGACCGTTGTATTTTCTTAATAATATATCAAATTCGTTTATTCTGTCTGAACCAACAACCATTATTATATTTTTAAATCCTTCATTATATAAATTGGTTACTATTTCAAAAACACTTCTCAATTTATTATTTAAAATAATTGAACGAGCATGTTTAGGAAAAATTTTCCTAGCAGTTTTTATTTTATCCTTATAATTTAAAGGATTTTTATTTTTATCTTGTGTTTGAGAAAGGTATACTCTGTAAGGATTTTTACCTGCCTTTGATGCAAGTGAATTCAATAGTTTCTCATGACCTATCGTAGGTGGATTCATACGACCGAATGTAAAGTATACGGTCTTTTCCTCCTCTACCAAATAGTTCTTAAACGAATTAATTACCATAAATTAATTTTCCTCTTTAACTAAAAATCTTTGAATTTGTTGCCGTTCTAAAATGTCCACTTCTATAAGTATAACCATAATAACGACCATCAACATTCCTTACCAACTTATCACCTTTTTTAATTTTAACTTCTTGGTTTTTGAACTTTTTACGATCATATAGTTTTAATTCTGGAACTCGACCATTTTTAGTTTCAAATTCCTTATCACCTATAACTTCTGCTCGTGTTGTTACGTCTTTCGGTGCAGTAATAATTTTTGCTGATCCTGCCGGTAGAAGATCGGATGCAAGTTCTTTAGCATCTAATTTGAATATGGCTTCAGAAATAAATGTTTTAAACTTCATTAAATTTTCTCCTTTGTTTTCTGATACACTACCACAACAATCGCAGTCTTCACCACAATTACAGTCTGGCCCACATTCACACACATCACCATAACATTTTGGGCATGGATTAACTGATTCCATTGCTTTTCTTTTTTTAACTCTATAGTTAATTAATTCGTCCTCACCAGGTCGATACTCTGCGTTATACATATGTCTGAATGAAAGTGGCCCTGTTAAAGGGTTTTGATGTGGGTATATATCTGCCATTAGTTTCTCCCTGGTTTGTCCCATCCTTTTAATATACTTGGTGAAAAGTTGGCGAAGGAAAACTCCATTCGGTCAACAATTTTCACTGCATCACCACCAAGTTTATCGACTGCAACATAACCTTCCTGGCCAGTTACTCGATAACCTTTTTTAGTTTTCAAAAATGTCTTTGCATTATTTAATTTATCAAGTATATTTATAAGTTTTAATTTTGCGAGTACAATTGCTTTTTGTAAATCAAATAATTTCTGTAAACTCTGTCTGTTTTTATCAGAAAAAAATTCTAATATTTTATCAAGCTCCTTACTTTGTTTTTGTTTACCTTGTAGTGTTTTTCTTTTATCAATTTCCTTTTGATATTTTTGTTTAATATAATTTATTAAATTATTAACATGCCTTTTTGTATCAGTAACAACTGTTCCTTGTCGTACATATGTATTATTAAATGTTTCAATCATTTGTGCAAGTTGTTGATTTGCCTCAAGTTGTCTTAATGTTGAGCCTGATACCTGATTAAATAATTTACCAGCCTGTGATAAATGTGCAGTAACTTCTTCTGTGTCCTTTGCACTCATAGTAAATCCAGTCATATCCTTTAAATTGGCATCTGTTGAAAATACACTTGATGTTTTTTTAAGGCTTGATGCATCGTAATTATAATTTGCCTTCATTGTTTCAAATGAGTCGCCTGTGTATTCCGTGTGCCATACAATACCTATTTTTGATTTTTGTATGGTCTTTGCCATTTCTGTTCCTGCAGGAATTGCATATACAATAGTATTTGGATGGAAGGTTACATATTCCTTACCTTTTATTTTTGATTTTTCTAAATCACCTGGACCATATAAAAAATCACCTTGGATTACACCTTTAATACCAAGTTTAGGTAATTCCTTTAAGGCAACTTTTAATTTATCTGCCAAATCACCAGAGGTATCTGCATCAACATCATCAGGTGTTTTATATACCTTTGGGTTTACATTAAATATACCTTTTTTGGCAACAAAGAATTTTCCATCATTTGGGTCAACACCAGCAAATATGGCAGGTGCACCGTCCCATTTAACAGATACAGTACCTTCGTGTTCACCTGCAAGTGTATCTCTTAATGAACGAAGAGCCAATATTGCCTGACGTGTACCGTCAACACCACCATAGAGAACTTTATCCTCTATGTGTGTCATATGTGTATTCTTTTGTTCTGTTATATATTCTGAAAAAATCATTTATTTATTGCCTTTTTTAATTCATTTGATATTGTTCCTCTTATTGCCGGAGCAGCCCTAAAATTACCTGCATATCTTAAATTTAAATCTGCAATAGGAAAATTACCTATTGTCAATCTAAAATGTAATGTAGCTGACCCTGCATCAGGTTCATATGCCTGTTTTTTTCTTTTATCCAATATCATTTTTGGTTGGCCTTTTTCAAATAATTTATCAAGTACAGTAACCATTGTATCCAAACCAATATAATCACCACTTTCAACCACAGGACCTTTTACCAAATATCTACCTATACCTGTTACAAGAGCAAAATCAAAATCAAATTTTTTCATATCCTGTAAATCCATTTTAAATAATAATTGTAATAATTGTTCTGCAAATAAATCTGAATTATCTACAATTGCTCTTGATAATGGTGCAAACCAGCTTCTCTCTTGTTTTAAATAATGATTAATAACCTCATTAGGTATACTTCTTACAAAATCTTTCCAATTTTTTAAGTTAATATTTCTAGCATTTGGACCTAATTTTGCTACTATGGTTTTTGTTAACCATGGTGCCCCTGATTTATCAACAGCCTTTTTTGGATTTAATCTTTGAAATCTAGCTGCAATTTTTATAACTCTAACATAAAATTCGCCGGCCTGTTCATTTAATTTATTTCTAATATCCTCAAAATCAGGGCCTGCTAATATACTATCAAATGCCTTATTAATAATCGTTGGATCAGTTTCTGTTACAGCCTTTTTCTTTTTTAATGATACACCTAAAAATTTATTACCTGTTTGCATAATAAAATCAGATGAATTATAATCCTTCATTCCATATTTTGTTATTTGGAATTGTTTTACGGCTTTATCCCAAGATTTTCCTGTCATATAAACCTTATCAGCACCTATACCATAATTTTTTTGGATTACCTGTGCCGCTGATACTGCCTGTACTAAATTGCCATAATTTTTTTCCATTGCTTCTAGGTCCTTTTGTGCATAACCTATAATTTTACCTGAATTAACTACCTTAATTACTGTTTCAATTAAAGCATCTAATTCAACTAATGTATCAACATCTGGAATTTTTGATAACGTACAAAGAGCAGCAGTCATTAATTCATTTGGGTCACCAGTAGCACCACCACCTCGCTGACCGTCAGGCCGTGTTTGAACATAAATGTCCTTATCTAAATCTTTGTGTGAAAATATAAAATCTTTTGCTGCTCTGGATGCAGCTATGTTTTTTAATTCTAAATCTTTATCAGATTTAATAATATCAGATGCATATTCAACAAAAAGTCTTCGTTTACCATCTTCTAAAACAACTTGAATACCTAATCTTTTTCCGGTCGTTTTTCCTGACCTTAGGTCTTTATCAATTTCTGTATTAATTGAACCTATTTTATCATCTATTTCACTAACTAATTTTACCGCAAAATCATGTTCATCAATACCATCATATTCTAATGCTTCATTTCTTTGTAGCATTTTTTTAAATGATTGGTTAGTAGTATGTTTTAAAAAACTTTCCATACTTTTATATTATCCCATTTAATATAATTTGTAAACAACTTTTTGTACTATTTATATAAAAT